GAACACGAGAAGGCAAGATACACCGATAGCGTGTGTAAGCTTGCTATTGTCCCAAAAGATAAGCGGGGCCCTCGCATAATCTGCACTCAACCCTAGGGTTGATGTGGATACAGCAAGGCCAACTCCGCTCTCTGAATAAGGCAATAGAGTCCTCTGCTATCCTTCAGGTTAACCGTCTAATCAACGGGGAACCTGCCACGGCCATCAAATTTGATGACCAAGGGCAAAATGGTAGTTTAGCTCTTGAATCCTCACGGACTCAGGAGTTTGCTACTATTGATTTAAAGGATGCTAGCGACCTCGTTAGTTGGGGGTTAGTTCGCTACCTCTTCAATAAGAGTGTAGTTAGCTTTCTCGCAGCCTCGAGGGCAATGTACGTCAGATTACCTAGTAAAGAGGTTGAGCGGTTGCACATGTACGCCCCTATGGGCAGTGCTATGTGTTTTCCGATCGAGTCTCTGGTATTCTGGTGCGTGGCTGCTGCAGCTACGTACGTACAGAGAGGTGTAACATACAAGTACCTATTAGGCGGTCATGCTACGAAGTTTCTTCGTAGTAACCTGTCTGAGGTGTTTGTTTTTGGTGATGACGTTCTTGTTCGACGCGAGTCTTGCAAGTTCGTCTGTGAATGTTTTGAATATTTAGGTTTTAAACCTAATTATACCAAAACGTTTTCGGAGGGATTCTATAGAGAATCCTGTGGTGTGGATGCTTACTTAGGCGAGCGGTTAGATATCGCTCGTCTTCAGTGTCCTGCCCTCACCAGTATGTCGGAGGCCTATGCAAACATAGATCTTGCTAATCGAGCAAGACGACTAGGTCTGATCAGCCTTGCTGATTACCTAGAGATAAACGTTGAGTCCTACTTAGGATTCAGCGTTGCCGCTGGTTTAACCGGCGGTAGTCTCTGGGATCGAGGCTGGCCGTGCAATGAACAAGGGGCTGATAAAGCCCTAAGTTGGAACTTGCGATACAAGAAAAGGATCAGGTTTAATCCTGATCTCCAGTATTGGGAAGCAATGTCCGTCATAGCACGCCCGCTCACTAACAATGAGCCGCAAGACGGTAGGTACCGTCTGTTCCGTGGTTTGACCACGGGCGTTGATGAACATACCGCTGTGACTTCTGAGAAGAAGTCACACTTTGCCTGGTTGAAACCAGACAACGTGCAGTATCATCTGGGGTGGGTACATGCCTTTTAAAGCGTGTACCGACCGAAGTAGCTTAATTGCTA